ATCCACTTCGTCCAGCTCCACCAGGCTCCAGTCGTTCGGTCTTTCTGCAAACATCACCGTGGATCTGTTGTTCCTCGCAGCCGCCATGTCCGAGCTGGCAGCGGCATAAAGGGTGGATCCGTGTGGCTTGTCCACGCCTTCGATGGTGGGATCGATCAGGTTTGCTGCATTCTGCTGCCGCGCAGCCAGTATGGATTCCTGGGTGTCTCCCCTGCTGTCATCGGGTCGATACTGCTCCCTTGGCACTGGAATGAAGCAGTCCTTTATCAGAGATATGGACTTGGCTGAGACAACGGAATAGGCGCCGGTGCTGTCTATGTGCTCTCGGAACACGCCGTACTCGTCCTGGGTCTTTGCTTCGTCGGTACCCGAAGTCCTGGTCTGCTCCAATCCAGGCACGGTGACGTACCTTAGGCTTACGTTGCCCAAGTATCCGTCAAATGAAGTAGATCTCCACCAGCCTACCTGGCCCTCCTCCTCGGGCTTGTACTTGCCTACGATGTCCTCGGGGCCTGGATTCTTGGATCGTGCCTTGGCTTCTGTCTTTGCGATCGGGTCGTACTGTGCCGTACCGCCAAGTGATTCGGCGGAATACGCATTCAGTCTCTTTACCTCGGTGTAGTCCCCTACGTCGTTGAAGGCCTGGACCTCTGCACCAGCCGTAAGCTGCTCGAAGTTGTAACCGGAAAGCCGCAGCAAGGAATCCACATAGTGGCATTCGACGGAGCACTCTGCGCTGGCCCTCAGTGAAGCCTGCAGGGAGCTTATGAACAACCCGCAGCCAAACCTGCTCAGCATCGTCGTGTCGCCTGGATACGTGTCTATTGGCTTGCCGCCATTGAAGTTGGTGATCGGAGCCATCAGGCACTTGGCCGAGATCTTGTCCCTGTATGAGCCTACTGGAGAGCTCGGTACCATCTCGGGGCTGCCAAAGTAATTAACCGGGCCCAGATAGGAACTTATCGACCCCAGTACAACGGCATTCGCCACACCCAATCCAGGGGCATGCATCGCCAGTACGCTCGTACCTACGCCAAACAGGGAGCCTACCTTTGTCGAGGAGCCTATGGATGCGCCGGCATAGTCCAAAGGAATGCCGTATAGTTCGTCCATTCCAGTCAGCCGCAGCTTATAGCAATGCAGCTGCTGGTTTACCTCTACAACAGTCGCTACAAAGACCAATGGCTGGCTGGATGCCAGGCTAAAAGGGTCTTTTTCAGCCCCTCTTGCTGCAGCAAAGGCTCGGCTCTCTGGCGCGGTGTTTACTGTGGCAGGCGAGTCGCCATCAGGAACGGTGGTGTTTGTCTTAAATAGAGAGCTGGACATAAAAAACTAGGGCTCCTTTGCGGAGCCCTAGTATACCTTTTAGAGGATGTTGATCAACTTATCCGATTTCAAGCGAAGCAAAGATGAGCTGAGCCTGCTCGGAAACCAGAGCGTTATCGACAGTCATGCTGAATCCGACCGAGGTTACGACCGGATTGTGGATGATGAAAGTCTCGTTTACGATTGCATTTGGATTTGGCGGGCCAACAAAGTTTGGATCTGAGCAACCTCCAAGACCTCTCATGGTAAAGGACTTTTGAATGTTGCATACGTTTCCATACGTAGTGTAGAACTGCTTGACCGTACCTCCTGGTCCTACGACCTTGCCAAGGCTCATGGTGCCCTGTGAGCGGCCTGCAACGTAGTATACGTCCTCAGGCTTAGTGAGGTCGTATACCAGGGTTACCTGCTGCTGGTACTGAAGCTGGATGTTCTGAACAAGAAGCCCCTTCTCAATGCCATCAAAGGTAAGTTCAGCACTGTCGATGCTGAAGGCACCTGATGGAGACTTTACTGCTCTACTAAAAATATCTGAATTTGCCATTTGGGTCTAGGCCTTTCTTAGATTACGAGGGTGATATCGATGGTGTTCATTGGGAGAGGAACGCCGATGGAAATGCTCACCTTTACGGTGTCCTGGGCGGTCTCTGGAACGGTGATCGAGTTGATGGTGTAGCTGGTAAGCTGAGGGCCTACGGTAGCAGAACCTGCATCTGAAGAAAGCTCTCCGAAGATAGAGACGATTCTGGAACGAACCAGACCGGTGTTTCTATCGGTGATGTTGACTCTGCCGACGAGGTCGCGAAGAGCGTCGCCGAGGGTGAACGAGATCGAGTCGACGTTCGAGGTAACCGACTGCTCCTTGCGGAAGAGGTCGATGGTCGAGGTCGAGAGCTGACGCTCTGCGTAGATCTTGCCGTCTTCGGTGTTGCGGACAACCCACACGCCGCCGTCGCGAAGAACCGACATGTCGTCTTCGTCGAATGCAACAAGGTTGGTGTTCGATCCGTCAAAGCCGAGCAGCTCGACGTTCGACAGGGGCTGCTGAGGACGAGAACCTGAGCGAAGGCCTGCGAAGGCTGCCGCCACGTTCCAGTTCTTTACAGAAACTCCACCCGACTTCATTCCACTGATGCCACGGTCGGGAACCACTGCGAAGACGCGCTCCGAGGAGAATCCACCGGAGATCTTCACGTACTCCTTAGCCAGTGCGTTCGAAGTAAGGTCACGGAACACCTCGAAACGAGAGTTAGCGACGATAAACGGATTGGAGGCTACTGCAAGCACGACGGTGTCGTTGTCTACGATGGCCTTTACGCGGTACTCGGCGAAAGTCTCGGTGCCGTTGTCGGCGATATTGAAGTTGGTGCGAATGAGATCTCCAACCTGGAGGTTCTCAACGAACTTTGGCGAAAGGCCGGTGGTTGCGTTGAAATCAATGCTACCAGTAGACGAGTTGTAACTCGTAGTATTGGTGCTTCCGGTCAGCATCTGACCAGCGGAATCGGTAGACTGGAGGCGGAAGTGGGACTCGATTTCTGGAGCGATCCAGAGAATACGGAAGTTTCCTACTTCTGCAGCAGACTGCTGATTGACGTGTCCTACGAACGCGTTCCAGATCTCGGAATTCGTGGTAAGGGGTACGAGCGAGTAGCAGTTACGGACACCCTTTGCGACTGCAAGAGCATCGGCGAATCCACGCGTGCCGTTGAGGGTCTGCGAGATGGTCGGGATGAAGTGAACGGTTGCGCCGTTTGCATTCGTCCAGGCCTTGTAGACTGCGTAGGCCAGGAGGTTGTCTGGGTCGACGACTCCGAGCTGGGTGGTGATGTCGGACAGGGTGTTTACCGAACCGACCTCACGAGGCAGGGCCTTGAAGGCGCGGTACTGAACATACGCCTTGCCTGCGATTACGTAGCAGTCGACGTTTGGAACAGAGGCATCGCGAACAACGATAGTGCCTGCTGCGCTGCCGACCTCAAGGCGACGGAGAACAGGGTCTTCCGCATTCTTGAGCCGCCAGTTGAGCGCGCTGCCGTCTGGGTAGAAAGCAGGGACGTCAACGGTCTTCTTCTTGGAGAGGCGGACTACATCCGGCTCAACAGACTTTGCAGTGGAATCTGCAAACACTATGGTGGTGATTGCTCCGCTTGCACCTGCGTTCACTACGACCTGAATTACGTCCCCCTTGAGGAAGCCAGAAGGATACGTAGTTGAACCAGTAATGTTCAGGACGATTCCGTATGAGCCGATGGCAACGTCGATTGCGGTTGCAGTAGCACCCTGAACAGTGATGTTCTGAGGGGCATCGTAGCTGTTGTTTGTGGTAACACGGAACTTTACACCAGACTTGATTGCTCCACCGTCAGTGCAGGTTAGGCTGTAGACAGTAGACTGAGTGCCGCTGTAGGTAGTTCCCGACTTAAGAGTAGCGGTAGCTGCCTGGCTATGGCCTACGGTTACAGTGAAGGTCGTTACGCTGCCTGCGGCAATAAGGTTGAGAGCAGGAACAGTAAGAGCCAGACCGCTGGGAAGGGTCAGGGTTGCCGCTGCTGCCTGATTGCTGAAGGATGCGTTGTCCAGTCCTGTGTCGGTAGTTACGCTTACGTCGACGACGCTACCGGTGTTTCTGGTTACAGTTACCGTGTAGGCCGTGGTCTTCTTACCGACGCGGCGTGGGTCTGCAACCTGATTGGCGTCTGTATCAAGATACGCAGCCAATGGGGTTGCGGCAATCCAGCCTGCAACACCGACTGCCGCAGAGATGCCTTCAGTCGTGGCGCCTGAAGACACCAGCAGGGCATCTACAGGAGCGTTAATGCTGTTTACTGGGGCGGCTGCGATGAAGCCCGTGACAGTGGTCTCGTGAGTCTTGGTAAGAGTACCGCTGGCGTTGTCGTAGAAGGTTATGATATCGCCAACAGCGACGTCCTGGGGAATCGCACCTGAACGAGCGAAGCCAGTGGAGGCCTTCCATACTGGGCCAACGACGGTGTTGTCCTCGGGGCGGGTAAACGTCGCAGTGACAGTGGCGTAGTTGAGGTACGCGTCCTCGATGAACAGCTTGGCGTAGCTGGAATCGATGACTGCGCCGTCAGCAACTCCGGGAATCACGTAGTCAACAGCTGCTGCAAGCAGGTTGGGATTAGTGATGTTGTCGGTGCCGAGAGTGGTGTACGTGGCGAGGAAGCCGGTTGCCTTTTCGCTGGCAGTGCCATAGCGAACAAGCTGGCAAGAAGGCCCGATGATGCAGGCTCTGAGCTGCTGGGCCACGATGTCTGGAGTTGTTTCAAACTCTCTTCTTACAATTACTGCTGGTTTGGGACTGGCCATGTTGGGTCATGCTCCTAATTGGATTTCTGTGTTGTTTGGCATTATAGCACTTACAAGTATCTGTCTCAACAAACGCGAAGACTCTGAGTTGAGCTCCCACGTATGTATTATCTCATATGATACAGGAATTGTAATTACAATGTTTTCCTGTTGCTCGTCTATCTTTTGAGGCTCGGAAATTCCTGAAACTTCCCAGCGGTACATGTTCATCCATTCGCGCAACAGCGGTCCAAAATGGCATAGGTAGGCATGTACTTCCCGGGCAAGCAGTTCGGCCTGCGCTATCGTCTTGGCGACGATGGTTATGGAGTGGGTGCCTGCGATGCGCTTGTAGTAGTCGTTGACCACTACAGCCTTGTCGCCAAGCAGCATCTTGGCTTCCTGCCAATTCCCAGACTTTACAAGAATAGCCGGGCGAATGCCTGCATCATTGATGTTAAATGCAAACTTATCCTCAATTACGAGCTGGTAGGGGGCCTTGAGGGGGTCCTTGGTCGGCTCGGCAGCCCAGTAGAAGTCTTTTAATTGAGGGTGCAATAGATTCGAAGAGCTGGAGAACAGCTGGCGAATCGTGTCGAGTATGACTCCGGTAATGGCTAACCTGTTGGGAAACTGAGCGCAAAGCTGAGTCTCCTCGTACATGCTTTCAGGCTTGCCGATCTCCGTAGTGTCTTTGGCCATGTGAATTATTGTACCTAAAATACAAATTACTTGTTGTGCAATTTAAAAGTAGAATAAACAGTCAAGTTAAATGCACTATTTGTAAAACTTGCTATTTAGCAAATTAAACTGCCAGGCCCAGGATTTGGTTCTTCCTTAGTTCCGAGATGATGCCTAGACCGACAATGTAGTCCATGCCCTGTAGGGTCATAGGGTCGTCGGTATGAATCTCCTGGGCGGCTTCGGCAAGCATGAGGAAGTCGGCCACCCCGTCGTCGGTCTTTGCCGTGTTTCTGATCACGGCTCGCTCTGCAGCCGTGAAGCGAAGCAGGAATTCGTAGGACGTGAATACCATGACTGGCGGAATAGGAGGAGGGGCTATGAACCTAGGCGTATCCGAAGGGGCATACGTGCAGCCTATGTTGCAGTACTCTTCGTCGCCGACGGCCAGCTTCAGGTAATCATCTGAAAGGCCGATGTCCTGGGCTCCGTCCCAAATGATGATGTTCTCGACCACGTTGTCCTTGACCAGTGCCCATCTGTTGCTCATGTGTTGCTCCTTTACGAGATTGCCATTATGACGCAATAGGCGTTGCCGCCATTGCCTCCGGTGCCTCCGTTGTTCGGATCCCGAGCTCCGCCACCTCCACCGCCTCCACCGCCTCGGTATCCGTTGCCTCCTCTGCCGCCGGCGGAAGACGCTCCACCGCCGCCGCCTGAGCCACCTAGGCCAGGACTAAATGCGTCCATTATGTGCAGATACGAGTCAGTTCCGTTTGCACCGACGGCGCCGCCGCTATAAATGGTGTGGGCGTAGTACAGGGTAGTCGGATTCGCCGGCACCTGAGCCCGCGGGTTGGCCACACCTCCAGCCTGGTAGTCAGTGGTCTGGCACATTACCGCTCCGCCTGCAGAGCCTAAGTTTGCAGTGCTTACGCCTCCACCACCGGCACCGCTGCCATCCTGACGGTACTGGACTAACGCAGATCCTCCTGCAGAGCTGTTTCCTCCAGCCCCTCCATTGGTAATTCTGCTGGGTCGGAAGTTCAAGCAGTTGCTCTGGATGCCTCCCGCTCCTCCTCCTCCGCCACTACCTCCAGATCCACCGGAGCCACCCTGCAGTGATAGCAAGTATCCTTGCTTTCCGTTTACCTGGATTCTGGTTCGGCCTCCTTGTCCTCCGGCGGCAGCTAAACCTCCTAGCGTGGTGGCTCCTGAGCCGCCTAAGCCTCCTGCACCAAGCAATATGTTTAGCGTAGTGCCTGCACCGCCTATGCTAGGCACAAATAGCAGGCCGTGATAAAAGGCTCCCCCACCGCCGCCACCGCCGCCAGTTGCATTGGTACCTGAAGCTGTTCTAGCTCCTCCAGCACCTCCACCTCCAGCAGCCACTATGAAGACGTATAAAAAGGTGGCGTTATTAGGTATGACATATGTCCCGCTCGTGTCGAACGTGGCCTTGTTTACGACCCTTTGGGCTTCAAGCGACGGATATGAGTTGAAGTTGCCGTTCATGAGATTACCTCAATGCTGCAAGTATAACGTAGCCATTGCCGCCTCTTCCACCAGCACCAGCAGCAAAGGTGTTTCGAGCTCCACCACCTCCACCACCTCCACCGCCTCGGTATCCGTTGCCTCCATTCGACGCTGCGGCTGTGGCTCCGCCGCCGCCGCCAGCACCTCCAAAGCCGGATGAGAAGTTGGTAAAAATATGTCGGTCTGCTGATTGTCCCGCGACGCCACCATTAGTGCCGCCTCCGGCGAATACGGTGGTTCCGGGATTCAAACCTGGATTTTCATTGTAAGGAAATAGGGCGACAGGATAGAGGGAGTTCTCCGCAGCTACAAGTATGTTGCCTCCGACTCCAGGCAGATTGTTGGTGCCGTTTACGCCGCAGCCGGGACTGCCTGCGTTATAGGCGGGCCCCTCTACTACGTAGTTTACGGTAGCGTTTGTGTTTCCGCTTAAACCCGCTAAGTTTGTAGTAAGAGACCCTAGAATTAAACTAGTCCGGACAGATCCTGCGTTTCCTCCAACGTTAGACCCTCCGGCACCGCCTCCGCCTCCAACCAGATATAAAAAGGGGTGCCACTCACCTTGACCATATATGCCTCCGAGGCCTTTATAGGCCAAGCTAGTGTCGCCTCCGTTATTTGCACTACCGCCTGTCGTGTTATCTGCGGTGGCTGCAGTACCGCCAGCAGAGCCGGCGCCTATGGTTATCTGTATGCTGACTCCAGGTATGGCGACTACTTCCTCAGGAAGAAAGCCTATGAATTGGGCTCCTCCCGATCCCGGTCCGCCTCCAAATGAATTGGTGCCGACAGCTCGTCTACCGCCTCCACCACCGCCGCCTCCTCCAGCTATGGCAAATGCGTATATCGCCCTAGCGCCATTTGGAACAGTATATATTCCACTGGTGTCGAACTCGCGAATGTCCAGGATTCTAGGGTTGTCTTTGCTTGGAAATCCAAAAAATCCAAAGTTCATGGGTCATCCTATGGGCATGATTACGCAGTAGCCGTTGCCGCCATCTCCGCCTTTTCCCGTAGTGTAGGTGCTTCTGGCTCCACCTGCGCCTCCACCGCCTCCGCCACGGTATCCGTTGCCTCCGTTTCCTCCATTGGCGGCGGTGTTAGTGCCTCCTCCAGCACCTCCCGATCCTACGCTGAACTTGCCGGCATTCTGAAATGTGCCGTCTGCGCCGTTCATGGAGCCTATGGTGGTCGAGCCTCCGGCGGTTAGCGTGCCTCCTAGGGCTACTCTGGCAGGTGCCATCGTATTTGCGCTTGATGCTTTTGTAATTGACAATCCTGACGACGCAACATTGCCAGTAGAGATATTGCCGCTTGTCTGTGCGCATCCCGATTGGTTTGTAGCAACAGGGGTGAGGTTTGTCTGTCCTCCTTGATTGAGGATTATGAAGGACAACACGGATCCAAACGAATTGGTCTGGTTGTACAATGCGGAGGTAAATTGAAATGCGCCATTCTGCCTGCTGCACAGCATAAGCAACCCTCTGCCCCTGACAGCTATCATAGTCTTGCCGCCATCGCCTCCAGCTGCGCCTGGTTGAATCTCCGTAAAGGTGTTTGCAGCGATTCCAGCGCCCCCCGCACCTATGAATATGTCGAGGATGGTCCCCTCGCCCCCTATACTCTCGACATCCACTAGCTGGTATTGATATTGTCCTGCGCCGCCGCCGTAGCCGTTGCCGGTCGATACTCCGGCACCTGTGACGATCCCGGTGCTTCCACCGCCTCCGCCACTTATGCAGAAGATGTAGAGCAGCTTGGCGCCACGAGGAACCACGTAGGATCCGCTGCTGTCGAACTCCACGGTGGGGTATGGAGTGCCTGAGTTGTGGCTACTGGGGAATCCAAAGAACCCGAAGTTCATAGCAGTCCTGATTCAATGACTACATGGTATGTGGCTCCCAGGTGCGACGACATGTAGAGCGTGGGTGCGTTGGAGGCTGCGCCTGGAAGTACCAGGCCGACCAGCTCGGATATCTCCGCCCTGAAGCCTACAGCCGTGGTGGACGACGTGATTGACGGTACGGCGCGCTCGCAATAGAGCCGCTTTGTGGTGCCACCATCGGTGGATATCCAGAAGCGCACTACATTGGCTGTTCCTGCGCCTACAGCATTCACCTCGGTTACTACGACGCGCAGGATGCGCTTGCCGACGCCTGAGGCAGCTGCGACTGCCGGACCGGAGCACAGCGTAGTCGTGGTGGCAGGTGCAGACCTGCTTGTGTCGGTGCTTGCAACGCTGAATATCTCGACGATGGGCTGGGTTACGTATTGCGCTGCGGTTGCCATGATTAGATTACTCCGGCTTGGAACAGAAGATAGTGGACATCGGAAGTGGAGGCGCCTGCAGGTCCTGCTGGCCCGGCGGCTCCAGAGACAGTGGCCCAGTTCAAGGTGGCGTCGTTGCCCGACACGGACGATATGGTCAGCACTTGGTTTGCAGCACCTACCGCTGCAGGCAGCGTATATATGTGTGCGTTTGTAAGCGTCGTCGGGGCTCGCAATCCTGCAGTCAGAGACCCTGTATCCCGTAGATACAGTGTCCTCATGGTGCCTGAGGTCGTAGCCGAGATGCTGTCAGCACTTAATCCAAATGAAAAGGCGAATCCGCTGGTATCGGCGGTGAAAAGCAAGGTGCCAGCGGCGTCAACTCCATTGTAGACGCTGAGTATTCCGCTGCTGTTTTGAATATACGTATTGTGGCCTGCAGTCGAGCTTCTACCTAGCCGGATTGCGCCTATTCGCGAACCGCCTCCGCTGGTGGCCTGGGCTATGCGCAAGCCAGAGCCATCCGTACTAGCCAGGACATCCAACGTATCGGTTGTGCTGGATGCACTTACCTTGCTTTGAAAATCTACAGCTGAGGAGAAGATCTTTAAGCCTGATATGGTCTGCGTAGTCGCCAGCGTGACCAGGTTGCTGGTCAGGTCACTCATCGAGGAAAGCGACTTTACCGTACCAGAGCTATTCTTGAAGAAGATCTTCTCGTCTACTGTGTTGATGGCAAGTTCACCAGCAGCCAACTGCCCTGCTGTAGGGGCCGCTGTGGTGGTGGTGCTTCGTTTTAGCAGTACGGTGTGTGCCATGGCTTACTCAAAAATCGTCTTTGGCTTCGACAAGCTTTGCTCTCGTTGTCCGTGATGCCTTGGGAGCGGCAGCTGCCTCCAGCTCCTGAGCCCTGGCATAAGCCGACTGCAGCTTGCTTTGCACTTCCTGAAGCTCGTTGCGTGCAGCACTGAGCTCTGATTGCAGGCTGTTGATGGCGCCTCTGAGCTTGGAGTTTTCGCTGCTCAGAGTTGCAATTCGGTTGTTGGAGTCCTCCAGTGCGGCTCGGACAACCTGCAGGTCGGCACCAGCAGCTGCAGAAGTCGAAGCCATATCGGACTTCAGCTTCTGCAGTTCCTCCGTGTTGTGCCTGGCCTTGGTGATCTCCATGTGGAGATTCGTCTCAAGGATCATGTTGGAGTTGAACAACTCCTGGCACTTACGCTGCAGGACAGGTACGGCTACGATCTCGAAGTAGTTCTGTTCGCTCATACCTCGATACTACCATCAGTAGCCACCGCCGTCAACAGTGTTGGTCCAAGTTGGAACACCTGAAGCATTCACCGACAGCAGCTGGCCAGTGCTATTGGTGCTGTCCCAGGTTCCTGCGGCAGTTACTCCGACAGTGGTGCCTCCGTAGAGAATGCCGTTAGTCGTGAGGCTGGTGACTCCGGTACCACCGCTGCCAACAGCCACCGTGCCGCTGAGGTAAGTCGTAGTGTCTAGTGACCAGGTGTTTGCTGCTGTCTTCTTGAGGAAGCCGCTTGTTCCTGCCAGCGCTGCAATGGCATCGAGGTCAGGATCATATGCCTGGACGTTGCTGCCGATGGCCAGGCCAAGGTTGGAGCGGGCCGTACCTGCATCAGTAGCCCCTGTACCGCCGTTGGCGATGGCAACAGTGCCTGATACGTTTGAGGCAGTTCCGGTGATGCTGCTGTCGGTGAAGGCAAAGGTCTTGGTGGCGCTGCCGTTGTAGAACTTGACGGTGCCGTTGTTGTTCCAGACGTCGCCAGACGCAGGTGTCGAAGGGTCTGCTGCGGCGCCTGCCAGCAGTATGTTGGCAGTCGAGGAGGATGTCGTGACCGTGGTGATCTTGCCGGTCATCGTGCCGCCTGAGCGGGCAAGCGCGGCATTGGCCAGGTCATATGCAGACTTTACTGCGGCAGGCGTAGCGGCAGTGGAGGTAGAGGTCGAGCTGGTCGAGTCGGTCAGCTGCAGGATACCGGTCTGAGAGGTAGATCCGGTACGGACGTCTGCAGTGATTACGTCAGTCACTCTACCGTAGGAATCATATGACGTACTCTGTACGAAGCTTATACCTGCAGTGCCGGTATTCGTACTTGTAGCAACTGTCGCCAGGTCGATGCTGTCGGCGTTTACTACGATGCGGGCGGCGCTGGCCGTGGCCACGTTGATCGTGGTACCTGATTGCGTAAGGCCGTTGCCGGCAGTAATAGCTCCTGCGCCAGAGAACTGCTGCCATATGAGGGGGGTAGTGTCTAGAGTGACGACCTCTTCCGTCTGTACCCAGCCAGTTGCTTCGTATAGAGTTCCAGTGGTTACGAAGCAGAAATCGCCACCAGCGAAGTCGGCAGCAGTGTTTCCATCACTGGTTCTGCGTAGCTCACGGGCCCCATATACGTAGTACGTGCCGTTGTATGCTGCACCTAAACCGCTTGCATCTCCTTCGTTTTTTACCAGCAGCCTGCTTGCAGAGGCTTCGGTGGTGCTGGCCGTAAGAGTGACGCCGTCGGTAAATCCCGCAGCGTTTGCTGCGGTTCCTCCGGTCCATGTTATTGCCTGAGTACCGGAGCTATAGGATACTGTAACACCAGCAAGAGATCCTAGCCTGGCCGTAGTGGCTGCATCGGCAGTGGCGTGGATGTGCAGGCCTTGGGCGACGCTATCGACATACTGCTTGGTGGCAGCATGCAGTGCTGAGCTGGGATCTGAATGCAGTGTTAAAAACCCTGTCAGAGTGTCGCCAGCCTTGTTGACCGGGGTGTATCCGAGGGCCGACACGACTTCGGCGCTGCCGAGTGCCGACCAGGCTGGAAGCCCTGAGTTTACCTTGAGGAAATGTCCGTTGGTGCCTATGCCTACCTTCGTGAGGTTGGTGGTGCTGCTGGCACTGTTGTAGGTGAGCAAGTCTCCGTTCGTATATGTAGTCTGGCCAGTGCCGCCGTTGGCGATGGCGACGGTACCTACTGCGAACAAAGCGCTATCGGCGTGAGTAGGGTCGTCGTTGGTAACCGTGACCGTAAGGGGCCCGGAGGTGCGGAACTTGAACGTATCGCTGGCTGTGTCAGCAACTGCCGTATTGGTGCCGTCAGTGAACGACGTGAAGGAATTGTTGGAGGATAAGGTGGTCCACTGCACTGCACCAGTTGTGCCGTTGGCGGTGAGCACCTGGCCGTTGCTTGAAGCTCCGGTAAGAATGAAATCGCCGACTGGAACAGTGAGATCCGCGCCGCCGGACAGGGTGGCGCCGCCGGTGAAGGTCTTGGTGCCGCTGATCGTCTGAGTGGTGTCAAGCGTGGCAAAGGCGCCTGAGCCGCCGATCTTGATCACGGAGCTGGAGGCTGAGCTGTTGCCACCCTTTCCGTAATACAGGATGTCGTTGTTCTCGTTGAGAGCCAACTCACCGTTCACTGCCTGTGAAGTGCTGGGAGCTGTCGAGTCGCTGGACCTACGCTTGATGCGAATTGTGTTTGCCATATTTAATTCCTACTAATTACAGGGCTACTATACCAAAGGCCTTTGCTCAATACAAACCACCGTCGAGTATGTCGGATGTGCTTGGCGCAACCGGATTTATTATCGTGGTGGTGCTTACTGTCGGTTTTGTCTGCTCCTTGACCACGGTGATCGGAGGAGTCTTGTCCTTGTCTGCCGGAGTCGTACTGGCTTGAAGCAGGCCTATGAAGGGATTGTCGGCGCCTTCGACGACTCCTGCTGCATCAGCCGTCTCAGGCTGCTCGGCGATGATGATCGGAGCCGAGTACACGTTTGCAGCCTGTGAGTCGATGGGCAGTGCAAAATCCCTAAGGCTGGATACGATCAGCGACACGGTATCTGCAAGCGGCAGCTCCCGCAGCTCAACCTGGGCAGCCACCGGTTCAAGGGAATACCTGCTTATGATGCTGTACTTCTTGATCTCGTATGCCCGGCTCGTGTCCTTCTCAAGCCAGATGTCTTTTGCATCTGCCGTAGGAAAGGCCAGGCACCGTGCCTCAAATGCGCGCAGATCGGCTGAACCGACTTCTGAGATCTGGGCTTGACTCATTTCCGCAGACGAGATAAGTATAGGAAAATCGACTCCCGGAAAATAACCGTCCTTGAATCCGGTACCTGCGCAGGAAACGCATGAGTTGGCCACGAGAGTATTAGTGTTCTTGTCTGTGCAGACGCATGCCGGACCGTAGTAGCGGCGCTTGAACAAGTAGCCGGAAACCCCGCCACGGTCTTTTCTCAGTGCCAGAGATTCCTTGCGCAGCAGCTCCCTCAGCACGCCTATGTTCTTCTTGTCTACGTTGCCGTCATAGCCTTTTGTAGACGAGAAGTAGGATCCGCCAGGAGTGATAAGCTTTACACGGTAATAGGCGGAGCCGGAGTATCCTGCCGTCCTGAACACATTGTCCCGCAGGTAGGAGACCTTGTCGCCAAGGGCGATGATCTCGTACTCATTCGAGTTGAATCCTGTGGACGACGGAGAGAAATGCAGTTCGAAGCTGTGCGGATACGGATCGTCGAAACGCGAGTCAAGCACCCAGCTTACGGCCGTTCTACCCAGTCCGTCATAGAAGATACGAATGTCCTTGAATGGATTTGCAGCCAAGGCAGGCTCCTTTAGACGGAATCATATGGACCTGGCAGCCACAGGAATCCACCCATGACGTTTGCCTCGAACTTACGCTCGGCGCAGAACTGTACGAACTTGGCCTCCTCCTGCTCGGCAAGCTGCAGGTAGGCAGGGCCCTTGTTCTTGTCGTTCACGCTCAAACCGCCCGAGCTGTATGGCAGGTCGTTGCGAAGATAGGCACGGCCGGCCATCTTGAACAGCTCGCCTATGGTTGCATTGAGGTGCGCATAGCGCCAAGGAAAGTTGTGAATGTCGTACTGCCCTACGTCAGGCAGCATGGAGTTCCATCTGTCTACTGGGCGGGTCATTGCGTACGCTATCTCGTTGTCAGAGAACTCGACGTCGTTCAACAGGGTGTTGACCTCGGGGTAGTCCCTGAGTGCGAAGCGCACCTCTGCCACTGTTATGGGCCGGCCTGTGGATATCAGCTTCGGAGTTATCTCCAGATACCTGGGAATCTGGTAGATGAGCTCTCCGTCGAGGTTGTATATCTCGATTGCGGAAAGATGCAGCCCTGGAACAGTCAGCACCTCGGCCGGAATGTAGACATCTATCTCGCCGAAGTCTGCCCGGGTTACCGTGCAGTCGATCTCCGTGTAGCTGCTGTTAAACAGGGAATCCTTGATAGTGTACTTCAAGGTCATGTCCACGAGGTTCATCGGATTGTTGTCCGGAGTCGTGATCACGGTCGAGAAGAACGAAGATCCTCTTTCTGGAATCTGGTCTACAGGAAGATTGTTTGCCTTTGACTTGTACGGGCTGGCAGGTAGCTTGTGCCTCGTAGCTCCTACGACCACAGCTACGGGACCCAACAGTATGTTGCTTTGAGTTGAGTATTGCGTCATCAGTAGAGCACCACTTGGTTAGGTACCGTGGGTCCGGTATACGTGGCAACCGATACCGCAGAGGATAGCACGGGATCCTGTATGTCGGCGTTGTAGAAGAATCCGTCCCAGTACAGGCCTTCGAGCAGGTTCGGAGTCGACGTCTTGAGCGACGTGGATATCCTTCCTGTTTCTAGGTTTATCGACTCGCCGGTCTCGAATCCACCTACCTGAGCATATACGTAGCCGTACAGTTCGCCCTTGAATACGGTTGTCTGGCCGGAAGTACGGGTTGTCTCATAGGTATTCAGCTTGGCCTTAGGCACAAACACCATTATGTTCGTTGATGTGATGGCAAAGCGCGCTGGGTCTCCGTTTGGATTGGAGACTGCGTCGTAGGCCTCGTTGTTGACCTCTTCTATGAGCGCATTTGGATTCGGGCTGTTTAGCGGCCCGATCAGCCGAGCGTCGTAGAGCTTGAATACAAGCTTCTTGAAGTCAGCAGGATATACGTTATGAAAATAACGTTCCGTAGAAAAGGACATGAAGAAGTCCTTCCCTACGGGAATAGTGGTAAATACCGTATTGCTAGCGTTTCCTGCAGGCATGGTAGATTTTCATCATTATACCATCCTGTGGGCTTGAAGGCTCAGTGAGGCTGGTTGATAGTTAGCTCGACTGTAAAGCCGTTGTTATCGTTGCTGGTGGTGTCGAATAGCGATATGCAACGGAATGGGGCTGTGCCTTGCGAGCTGTCGAGATCCTGCTCGAATACAAACGGACTTGCCGTCAGTACGTGCTTTGCCACAGCCGGAAAGCTCTTCTTATTTGTGATTAGGAATCTAGCGGGATCCGGCGCAGGAATTACGCCGGCTTTATTGGCGGAGGGGTAGCTCGTATTGACCGGGTAGCTTAGAGTCGCTTCCCATTTGCCCGTGCATACGACCTTGAATGAAGGTTGATCTCCGCCGAGCCACACTAGGTTAGTAGGTGCTGCCGCTGTTCCGTCAAAAAACGCAAGATCGTTTTTATCCCACGACGACTTGGCTGTTTCATTGCCCAGGACGGCATTATTACCGCTGGCCGCGATACCTACGCTAAAATCAACATAGGCTACGTAAGGCCCGTTCTTGCTTCGAACAGCCGTAATTGTTGGCGAAGCTATGGAGTCCACTGTCTGCAGATTGGAAGTTCCTCTGCCAGACACGATTGTAAAACTATCTCCAGGCTGAATGAAGAAGTTATTTGTAGCTCCGGATCTGCCGCCGTTGCCAACTAAAGGCTTGATATCCTTCAGCGTCGCCGTGTACATCACATGTATGTTTGGCCCGGTGTCAGAGGAGTTTGCGTATACAGAGTTTCCACGCATAAACCAGTAGGAGTCTGCGTCGCTCAGGTACACGTTTGGAGCTACCAGCAATGCGTTGGCAGATCCCTTTGTCGTCACAAGGCCTTCTATCTTCTGGGCTGCTGCAGGCCACCCTGGAGTCTCGAAAAACACAGTTACAGCTCTGCCTGCCTCCAGGACAGGGTGGGCAAGATTACCGCCTGAGTAGGATGCCGGGCCGGCAAGAGACTCAACGTTTTTAACATCCAGGTGCAGAGACCTGCATACAGGACCTTGATAGAAATTCACTTGTGCTCCCTTTTATTAGGAGACGACGTTGAGGAAGTTGAGTAGCTCGTCATCAGATACAGCCGAGATGCTGTCTGCTGAAGCCGCCTTGTTCATCTCACCTGACGGGATGCCTGCTGCGTCGAGGCTTGCATCGAGTGCGTAGTTCATGGAAGCGAGGGAGAGCTTGATCTGGCCTTCGCTGGCATGCTTGACGTTGAGGTTGGTGACGATGCTGTCGACGAGAGTATCGATCGATACGCCGGAGGAGACCAAGGAAGCAAACTTGCCGTTGAGCTGAAGAGCGTGGGCGAGGTCAGTCTCGTTCTCGAACTGAAGACCCAGCTCAGCGCAGGTCTTTACGAACTCTGGAACATACTGAGCGTTGACGATGTTCTGAAGGGCTGCGATCTTGGTGTGCTCGTTGTTAGCGGTGTCTGCCATTTGCGATTCCTTTTGAAGGTATTTTGCGCCTGAAAGATTGTCTTTGAAATCCTATAGGGGGATTTCTCCCCCTATAGGTCGATTTATATAGTCTGAATCAGCTGAAGTCAACTCTGCTGAGAGCTGCTACGTTGGCGATACCGCCACCGAGCATCTCGTAAGCGTACCACGAAAGCATCGGACCCTCGCGCTTGACGAACATGGTGGTGTCCTCAAGGAAGTAGAGTCGGCCGAGGTACTCTGGTGCGGCAAAGAGGAACATGCTGTTGTCCTTGACAAGCTCGTCCTTGATGGTGGTGATCCAGTTGAGTGCGCACCACTTGGTGGCCTCTCCTGCCCAGCCGTTGACGAGGATGTTCTGAGCCATGTCGCCACCGACCTCTTCACGAGTCCACTTCTCGAACTCGATAGCGGTCTTCTGGTTGACAAGGGCCGTCTGAGGGCGCAGACGAGCATTGGTTGCCATCATGATCTTCTTGGCTTCGACGACGTTCTCACGGGTAAGACCGCCAGAGAGGGTCTTCCAAAGAACCACGTTGTTACCGTTGGGGCCGTAAGGAATGGCGGTGTCGGCATTCATGGTGTCGCCGGAGAGAATCGAGTTGCAAGTCTGAATGAACTTGCCGTCTTCCTCTGCCTGGAGATCCTTGAGTGCGTTGTCGCTGATCACCTGACGGATGTCGAGGTCGTAGTCGTGAAGCTCGGCAACGTCCTTGTTGAACATTGGCGTAGCGATACGGTTGAAGGTTACGAGCCAGCGCTTGCCGTAGATGTAGGTGCCGGTTGGGAACTCACCGAAGGGAATCGACATTGCGCCTGGAGAATCGGGCTCTAGCTCGATGATCTTCGAAGGCTTGTCGGTGTTGACCTGCTTGTTGAGGTCGTCTCCGGTAATGGTCTGGGCGGGGAGAATCTTGCGGAGGAAACCTTCCTCGCGAAGCTTCATACGAATGTAGTCGGAGGTAGCGCGAGCCACTTTGATTGTGGACTCTGGGCTGAATTCCATCTGGTCAATGTGCTGACGCACGACCTGGTTAGCCCGCTTCTCCATCTCTGATAGATGCTCTAGTGCCATCTTGTGTTACTCCTAATAGTTGAAGTTAAATGTTGATTAGATTGCTGGCCACCAGTTGACGTAGAAGTAGAGCATGGCGCGGCCATGCTGATTCTTTACGTCACCGTTGCTGGTTGCGATGCCTACGACCTGGTGGTTATTGGAGATAACTCCTGCAGCATAGGCAGAGGTCCCCGACGGGGTGAAAACGGTGAGCTTGCCGATCTGATTTGCGGTAATGCTTGCCATGAGCAGATCTCCAGCGGTGATTGAGCCGTGGAAAGCCGTGGTGCCGAGCTCGTATGCGCCGGTACCGACGAGGCAGGAGATGCCGACGTCCTTGGCGTTGCCTACTGCAGCTGGGGTACCCTGGGTGTTGGATACGGAGCGCTGCGAAGCGAGGTTACCCTCGTAACGCACTGCGTCCATCTCGTTGTCGCCACCGCGAGCAAAGAGGGGCATCTTGTTGCGAGCAAGACCGGTGAGAGAGGCTGTAGAGCCCTTGACAAACTGATTGTTTTGGTCAAGGTAGCCAACCATGCCTGCTACTACGGTGCCCTGGTCTGCGGTTAAAACGGGGCAAACGCGGCTGAGCTGACGCTCATCCCACCAACCGCGCACGGGGTCGAGCGCGTTTACGGTCATCTGAAGGTTTGAAAGTGTCTGATATGCCATTTTTTAATCTCCGAAAAATTTGGATTGATTGTATGGTAACTGAATCGCTAAAACATTTCAATCAGCCGAGCAGTGCATCGCACCAAGCATTGCTTGATGTCGGAGCGTTACCGGCAGACTTTGAAATTGCGGAAGGACCGCCTACGTTGAGATTGCGGGTCTGGCTGAGCTCGTTCTGAAGAGATGCAATCTTGCTGGTCAGGGAAGCGATTGTTCTAAGCGCGCCATCCTGAGTCGTTACAAAATCCACAAACTCCCCTTGACGAGCGGCATCAAGCCCTGCGTACTTTACAAGGTCGGCAACTCGTGCCTCGGCCTCTTTACGATTTACGACAGGTGCTGGAGCCTCGGCCTGAATGGTCTCCATCATCTGGGGAACTCGCTCCATGAAGGATGCGATCTTCTCAAGTGCTGTTACTGGAATCTTGATAGTGCTCATTAGCTGATACCTCTATAGATTGAATTAATTTCATTGCGTAGCTTTGCGGCGGAACGCAGAGTCTGGAACTTGGCTCCAGCCTTCTTGACGGCTGCATCGCAGGTGTTTACAAAAGCGAGCTGAGCCTGAGACATCTTTGCCGCCTTCAGCTTTCCTGAAGCCATGGCCGATGCGATCTTGGCGTACGCCTTGACATCAGAAGCCTTGAGGCCCTCCTGCTCCATGAGAGCCATGAGAGCGGCCTCCTCTTCAGGAGCTAGGGGAGCCTCGCCACCGGCGGCAGCAGAGTCCATCATTGCAGGATCCATAGCCATGTCCGGAGCTGCTGGCATTGCTGCCATGTCGGCTAACGCCTCTTCTGCAGCCATCTCTTCGTCGTCAGAGACCTCTTCCATGTCTTCTGGAGAGCCCTCTTCGTCCTCGCTCATCTCTTCTTCTGAGGACTTACGAAAGGTTCTTCCCTTACGGGAAGCTGCCTCCTTCTTCTCCTGCTTCTTGGCAGGAATCATGTCCTCGGAGTCCGAGTCATCGGACATCTCTGAAGAGCACATCTCGGCAGCCTTCTTCAGGATTGCAGCAAGCTTTGCAGCTTCCTTCTTCTCCATGTCAGGGCCTTCCTTCTTGTCGGCCCAGTCAGGCACGCCGTCGCCGTCGGCATCAGGCTTCTTGTTGTCCTTCTTCTCCTCCGCCGCCATCATCTCGGCGTACTTTGGAAGGCCTGCCTTGGCTGCGAGGTAGTCATACTCGGCCACCTTCTGCTGGAAGTTGCGCAGAGCGGCATCCTGAGCCTGCTTCTGAGCAGCCTCGATAACAGGAAGCACGTGAGGAGCGGCAAACTTGTCCATTACAGTGGTGACGGTCTCGACGAACGAAACGGCGTCGCGCTGAGCGGACTCCTTCATATGCTCGTAGAGCTCGCGCATCTCGCTGATTGCCTGGCCTCTTAGTGCAGCAAGCTTAGCTGCCTCACGCGCACCGGCATTCTTGCCCTTGTCGGCTGGAATCTGGATGTTGCCATCGTTCTCAGCGTTGACTGGGTAGGCTGCGGTGCCCTTGGCGTTGGTCTTGGTGTCGTCAGTCGCCTCTTCCGCAACCTGGCCGGTTACGTATGAGTCAGCCGAAGCCTTGACGAGATTGCGGAGCTCGGCGGCGAGTGAACGGGCCTCGTTGATGAAGGCCTGAGCAGCCTTGCCACTTGGGTGCGAGGTTCCGGGATCGTTATGCTCGTTGAGGTTGTACTTGCGCTCTACCTCGGGAGCATCGCCAGATGCGCGGGGGTGCAGACCCTTGTTGTTTCCTGGGTCCTTCTCCTCGGAGCCTGGCTGGTTCTTTTTGCCGCTATCCGTACCCATCGGGTGCATAGCCTTGTTATCCGCGCTATTTTCTGCATAGCGATGGCCAACCACTGCGGGCTGAGTGTGGTCATCTGCAGCGCTGTTTGAGCCAGATGGGTGCGAAGTATTTAAGATCTGCTCCCCTGGATTCTCAGCGCGCTTTGAGGTAAGCGCTCTAAGCTGCTCAACTAGTGCTCGGTGTTCGAAGCTTGAAGCCATATGTGATTTCCTTTTTAAACCTTGTGATTATTCTACCGTGTTCTGGCAAATTCCGCAAAAGACGAGTTCATCTATGTCGTTTACGGAATGAGACGACTTAATAGTCCTGTATGTTTCCAACTGGTAACGAATATACTCTTTGCTCCAGTTCAAGTCAATTTCCGTCGATGCTTGCTTTACGGAGGCTGGCGGTTTTCCTGATCCGGCCAGTCGTCCAAGGAGCGGAGCGGCTACGGATCTATAGGGGGCCAGGCTTGAGCAAAGCTGCGCAATCTTACCGCCTGTAAGAATATTGGACGGCTCGTAAAGAGAGCTTGAGACGAGTTCGTCAGACGTAAAGCTTGACAGCCCCCGAATGACGGCGGTGTTGTTGAAGTGAGCTGCTTCTTTAGAGTTTAAAGTATTTCCTGTCATCAAGGTGTAGAACTCAGCAGGACGCAATAGTACGCCTTCCTTGCACATGCCTTTGATGACGGCGTCGAGATAAACCGGCACATAGGCAGACAGTTTCTTGACGCAGGCATCGACCTCAGCCTGGGAGTCCAGGACGAGGGGTCTTACTTCGCCCTCTATGCGCTTTTCCATTCTTGAAAGTTTTTCAAGAATTTTCTTCTTGTCCTCTGCAGACTTAAAGCTGCAGGTAAGGGTGGCCTCGACGGAATCGGCAAACTTCATGTCGTAGCCTAGCTCTTCGGCCAGGGCAGCTCCACCCACTATGTTTGCAGAGGCTGTCTTGAGGGTATACGCCACTCTGTCGGCAGGGCGCACCACTCGGGAAATGTCGAAGAAAGTGGAGTTGGGGTTGTCTACGCCCACTGCCCTACCGTCATCGAGGATCTTGCCTACAGCTTCCTTGATGTGCCAGCAATACTCCTTGGGAGTCTTTGCCTTATTGGAGCAGATCGAGCACACGTCATACGCGATCTTGCACGCCATGGAGACCGGATAGCTGCCATTTCGCTCCAGCAGCGACAGCTCCTCGGCACACTTGGTGTTGTCGAGCTCCATGAGCAACTCTACTCTATCCATGTCCTCGTTGTACATCGCGGCCTTCACCACTCCGAAAGAAGGATCGGCTGGGGTGTTTTTGTGGTGCCTATACACCTTGGCGTGGCTTACGAACGTCGGGTGGTCTCGCTGCAGATTGGCCTTCTTCCAGCCGTCTCCGTTGCGATTAAATCCAAACTTTTCGGATGCCGTCATGGCGATGGTGTGCACTGCCGTCTTGTTGCTGGACGGAGTGTAGCCTTCGACGAGCTTGGAGAACATATTTGCTCTCTTTTGCCCTGCATCCAGGCCTTTCGAGGAAAAACGCAGAATCTCGAACGGAGCTTCGTCTCCGTTGTTGAAGTGATCGGGGCTGAATGCCTTTATGAACATGTGTTACCTTGCAGGAGCCTCTGGAATAGAAGCCATGAATGGATTTGGATTGACATCGCCTTGAACTCTACCTGCAAGTTCTGCAGCTAACCCGGCACCCAGTAATCCTGTAAGAGCTCTGCCTTTTCCGGTCGGTGCTTTTTGTAAAAGATTTGCCAACGGCCCGACGACACGTCGAGATACGTCTCTTGTCGGCACCTCGACCCGCTGTGGAGGTCCACCTGCGAATCCAGGCCTATATGACGTATTTGTCAGAGGCGGTAGAGATCCAGGTCTTGCTGGATTTTGATATGTATTTAAAATCTCAGGATTAGCAACTCTTCCTAATAAAACATCCAAAAATGGTCGATTAAACAACTGCTGTCGAGTTACCGACTGGAGCTCTGTATCAGGAGGCTTACCTGCTGGGTTTTTCTTTGATGGCGGTTCTTCTCCGCCCATTTGAGATATACGTCCTTCAATATATCTTTGAGTTGCACTGTCAGGGTTTGCAAAAGGGGCTACTTTGTCAGTCAGAGCGCCCATCAGGGTAGGTCTATCCATCAAACCACCAATAGGGACTGGATCACGCGAGTTTGCAGCAATTGGTCCAAACTCTTGAAATTGTGGTTTTTGAGTATCAATGCCGGGTGCTGCAGAAGGAAGCTGCAGAGCTAAGGCGCGTGTAGCTAAGGTAGGGTTAGTCTGAGGAACTGGATATCCTGCACTACGGAACAAAGGACGCTTCGAAAAAGCCGACTGAGTCAGCAAATCAGCATAAGTCGGTATTGGGTTGCGCGTCGTAACACCAGAGGAAGGCGCTCCTAACATTGATGGCCTATACACAGGAGACTGCACGTATCGAGCAGCTTCTCCAAGTCTATTAATTGCTCTGCCTGTAGCCGGCAGACCATAAGCGCCGTAGATACCTCCAACTGCTGCTGCAGGAATCATGCTACTGTCGAGATAGGCTTGGTCGTTTTCATCTACCCTATAGTCAGAAAAGGGATCGGTGCCAAGCAGTTGCTGCGTGCTACCAATAGGGCCTTCGGCTTGCTTGGTGCGAGCTGCTGCAAACTTAGCGGTCAGGTTATTGATATCCATTAGAATTCTCCTCGCTCCATGAGAGCTCCGATCTGCGGAACCACAGTCATCTTGCTCTTTCGCTCACGTATGGCATCGTCCATCGAGATCATCTGATTAAGGGTGAAGTCATCTATTTGCTCCCCTGCCTCAAGCCGTCGGCGAAGCATGGATCTCAGGAGGGGCTCGTAATCCGACGCAGTAGGGGCAATCGAAATCACCTCACGAATAGCCTTTTGAATCTCAGGAGCGGGCTGCTTTGCAATGATTGGATCGCTCTTCAGCAGCTTGTTGATCATGATGGCTCTTTCGATTCTCTTGCTTTCACCGAGAAACGAAGGATCAAGCAACGAACCTAGTCCACCCATCTGTACGTCTTTTTTGTCGGAATCAAGCCCGGGCTCCAAGGTGCCTAACGAGCTAGTGAGAACATCCGGAGTCTGATCGAGAATACCACTGCGCTTGACGCCGGCAATCTTATTCAGCAGGATGTCCCGTTCTACTTTGTTTACATAGCAATCGTGCTCGGCAACAGCAAGCTTCTCGTGCAGATCCTGAGTGCGGTGATATGCATTGACAAGGCCGTTTAGGCTGTCGATCTCCTGAATACCTAAAGAAAAGACACCGAGTCTGTCTGCAGCCAGCTTCGTACATTCGGAACCTGTGATGCCGGCGGCAAGGCTGACTACGTCGATGCAATCCGAGCCCTGCTTCTCGATTACCTCTCGCGCCCAGTGGGAACGTCTGTGCTCCGACACAGAGGCTGTCTTGTCCCGGAAATAACGAATATCCTGGGCAAGCTTCTCACATGCGGCGTTGTAGTTGCTGCGAGCCTGCTCTACGGCAAGCTTTTCCTGCTTGTCCAAGGCAGCGGAGGTTTTTTGAAGCTGGTCAAAGCCTGGGGCGGTTGCTGCCTTTACAGAACTAAAAGCTACCGAGGAATCTGTTTCAGCAAAGTAGAACGATGCCTCCTTCATGTAGGCAAGCGAATCCACGGCGACTTTCTTGCTGGTGTCCGGAGTGCTTGACAGTATCTGCTTCAACGCAGCGTGGCCGTCGACGAGAGGAAAGCTGTTTCCTCGCTCTTCAAGTGAAGCCGACTTAAAGTATGACAGGTGCGCTGCGCCATTGTAGGCCTCTGCAGCCCGAAGAATGTACTCCGGCGGATACTCCTTGTCGGAGGCAGCCTTTACAAGGGCGTCGGTCGGATTGGATCCGGCTTTTACGTACTCGGCAACCTTGTTGACGAGACCGATGAGGCGCTCTTTGTTGTCAGAGGATATGTTTTTTAAGTCGCTCATTGTTCGGATATTTTAGCGTTATTTTGGTTTTCAATAAAGCGAGGCGGGTTGTCGCCATACATGCTGTTGAACTCTGCCTGCGAGATATCCCCGGATCTGACGGGATCGGCTGGCAGTGTGTTCTGGGTCATCAAGCCGTAGGTGAAGGACTTCAACATGACGCTGACGATCTGGGAGGTGAAGGTATCGTCTTCCTTGACTCCGCCCATCAGAGCCTCGATCTTCTTGCGCTCGTTGATGTTGTCCTTGGCGATGTCGATGAGCTCGACGGCATTTCTGGCATTTGGAATGATTCCGTTTGCAGCCTGAATGCCCTTTGACAGCACCAGGTTGTCAAACAGGGTCTCAAAGAGCTTTTGCATCTGGTGCTGGGAGCACTTCTCGATCGACTCGATCATCTCCCTGCCGCCGAACACAGCTACTCGCTTCCAGAAGGCCTCGGTGCTGAACGGAGCCGAACGCATTACAGGTTCTATGACCCAGCGGTTGAGGTATCCGTAGTTTGAAAGATTGTCGAGGACGTCGAAGAAGCACATGACGTAGTGCTCGACAACCTCTGGGCGCTGACCCAGTACCGCAGCCACTTCCGGAAAGGAATACCCTGCCAGGATACGGGTGTCGATATCCACCCGGTAGCTGGAGCCATTCTCAAAAAGCATGAGGGCATCGGCCATGAACGGGTGGTTGTCCTTGTAGGTCTCAACCACATCCACAGGCTCCTGCCGAATCACCTTGAGCAGCTTGTACAGGACATGGACGTACTTGTCGTCCTCGCGCTTTGGCTCTCGCCAGTCCTCAAGCAGCTTGCAAACGTAGTTATATCGCCAGTCCGGGCTCTTTATTCTCTTTGGAGCCGGCGCCTTGTCGGAGAGGGATACTTTTGCCTTGCGCATCATAGAAGTTGATTGAGATCTGTTTCTACTGCGGAACCGGAGTCGGCCTCGATCTTGCGCTCCTTGAGCTTCAATATGATCTCGCCGAGGTTGAGGAACACATTGCGCACCGACTCTTCCATGGAGGGCAGGTCTTCCTGGCTGAATCGCTCGGCAAACTTGTCACCGTGGAAAAGCATGAGGAAGTAGATGCGGCCCAGTCTGTCCAGGGCCAGCTGAAGATCCGCCATGTATCTGTCGAGCGGCGTGTCGATGTCCGACTTGTTGATCAGCTCGGAGATGTTGGCGATGTCGAATACCTCGCGGTCTCCTGACTGGGCAGCCTGCATGATGGCGTCTACGCTGGGTTGAGGGAGCGTAGGGCCGGCATTTCCCATGCCGGTCAGGCTGTTCATGATGTTCTGGTCCTGCACATCGCCAGGCATTCCCTGCATGGCATTCATAGTGTTTGCCTGCGGATACTGCTCCGGGACACCGAGCACTGGGTTCATGCCCATCGGCACCGGAGGCACCTGCGGGTTGAACACCATTCCCGGGTCAAAAGGCTGAGCGCGCTTCTCAAGCTGCATCACGATGGTGTCGAGCGAGTGAGACGCCTGAACGGCCTTCGTGGCCTCGGAGGCCTTGACATGAAGGTCCTTGACCAGCCGAATGACGGCGCTTTCATAGGTCGGCTCGTAGCCTACAAGCCGGCCATTGCTGCTGATCTTGTAGCCGTATCGGTCCTTGGCCACCTTCACCTCGTCGAAAAGACCCTTGATCTTTGCGTCGATGTCTCGGGCCGTGCCAAGCCGAACACCATTGCAGCTGTAGGGCTTCATGGAGTAGCAGAGCACCTTTGCAGCCTCAGGCACGTACAATGTGTCGTCGGACATGTGCATCTTGCGGTATGCCTTGGAGACCACCACTGAACGGATGCAGTAGGGCTTTCCGCAACGAACGTTGTACGACTTGGTGTTGTCCGACTCTACCGGAGTTTCAAGGCAGAATGGCCCCATGGCCTGCCTACCGTCGGCCTCGAAGAAGATGCAGTGCGGAGCCGGAGCATCGTACTTTCCTCCTTCGGGGCTTGACTTTGCGGAAGTAGCCGGAGCCAGTCCGTCGACGAATTTCTCAAACTCGACGTCGTGGTCCGCACTTGACGCCACGAACAGATCGGTGGACTTGACCTGACAGCTATTCTTCTTGTCATCAAGAGGAATGAACATGTAGTTGCTGCCATCGTCCGACGGAGTCATGGTAGGCACCGCAACGGCCTTGGCGAAGCTGCCGCCAGGCATGAGCACGTCGTAAGCTCCTGGGCCCAACGCAGCTCCAAGCACCATCGGCTTCTGGATCTTGTATGGGATGCGGCCGTCAGTGCGGTTGTCTCGAACGACGAATCCGTCCTCAATCAGGGACTTTCGTTCGGAATCAGAAAGATCCTGGAGCACCGTGTCGTCGCTAGTGGACACCACGACCTCGACATCAGGTACTTTCTTGGTGTCCAGGACGATGTTCTCGGCCTTCTTGCATTCGCTGAGGGCGTCGTAAAGAGCAGCACCGTAGGCATCGGAAGCCAGCTTGTGCAGCTTGGAGTTCTTCATCAGGGTACGGGCATACCTGTCGGACAGGGTGCAGTCGGCTTGCTTGAGGAAGTCGAGGAACGACAACGTCTTGGCAGGCGACAGGCTTGCCATCTTGGAGAAGCTCAGCTTGGTGTTCTGCGTGGTGTTGTAGATCTTGCTGAGGTCAAAACCGCTGTTTGCACCGGTCATGATCTCCATGCGGGACATCTCTGACGGGCTGCCTAGCTCCTCGGGCCGGGAGTTCAGCACCGCATCAACCCAGTTCTCCTTGTTTGGCACAAAGGTGTCCTGGTTGCGGTTGTACAGCAGATCGGCTCCCTTGAGCTCTCCGTTCTTGTAGAAGACCGGAATGTACAGCTCACGACCACCTATGTCGAACTTGAACAAGCCGATTGCCTGGGTTCCTTCGTCGTTCTTGTTGACGACTTCGAAACCAAGCATGTATTCAAGCAGGTTGGGAATCTTGTCCCTGACATAGGAAAATGCCAGTTGAAAGAAGTTCTGCTCGAATGTTGCGTCATCTGCCCGCTTGATGAATTGCTTTCGGCTCATTCTTGTGGTCTCAGGGTTAATTTGCAGCAAGGAACTCAATCCTTGCTGCAAGGAATAATATTACGAAGAGAAGTGCGCGATTGCAACCACGAGAGTCACGATATCACCTGCGCCCGCGTTGCTGAGCGAGACCGAGATCGTACCTGGAACAGTGTTGAGGTTCGCGTCAGTGCCGTTGAGCGTGACTTCCTTGGCCTTGCCTGAGGTAGCTGAGGCTGCAGTCAAGGTCTGTGCTGCGGCGACAATCGAGGTTCCTGCAACGGTTGCAGTGATGGCTTCGTCGCCTGCGGCGCCAGCCTCGGTCATTGCAAAGATGCCGACTACACGACCTGGAGCAAGCGCTGCAGTAGTCTGGGCGGTACCGGCACCGTTGAAGCGGAAGTGATAGAGGCTGACTCCATTCTTTCCGTACTTTACCGCACCGGAAGCAAGGTCACGGTTAAGGGCCTGCTTTGCAAGCACTCCGGACCAGTCCATATCGCGCTCCTGGAGGACGAGGACTTCGTCTGCGGTGAACTTCTTGCCGTTTGGGCCAGCGTATGCAAAGAAACGCTCTCCGCCAGAGGTGTTCTTGAACACGTGGGTTGCGAGAAGGAACTTACGATAATTCTCAAGATCTGCCAAAAGATTGCTGTTTGCCATGGTTTACATCCTTTTTGTGTAAATTGAAAGGGTCTTATTTAGACTAGTCCCAATCTACTACTAGTTTTGAGCAAATTATATCAAACTTTCTCAGTAGGTGCCTGACGGGCCTTTTGAAATCTCTCCAGTTGCCAGCGCTGGAATCCAGGAAGTGCCGTGAATGTTCGAAGAAGATCCCCGCTGCACATTGTCGAGGAACGTCTTCTTGAGGTTGAATCCGCCAAGTTGAACCATCCAATCTCTGTCACCTACCAGGGACATCATTGCACGAGTCATGGTGGGTTTGAACGGAGGCGGATTCTTATGAGTGATTACTTCGTTGAATCCCGCTTCATTTAAATCTTTTACAACCGATGGAGTGATGCGAGTGCCGATGGAATAGTGCAGCACTGGCTTTTCCAGATAATGATTCATAAACTTATCTGGCTTGCCTATTACGTGGCCTTCCCTTGGCTCGTACCTGGAAGCCACATAATCGTAGCTGACGATGTCCTCTGGGTAGACACCTGGAACCGCATCCGGTTCCATAATCTCGACTTGATTGATAAGGCCTCTGGCCACTACCTCGACGTTTCGTCGGTGCACAGGCAGATTGTTTTCCTGCAGCGCCGACTTGAACTGCTGCACAAAGCGGCGTCGTGCCTCGCCAATACCCTTGAGCTCGGCAAGATCCTTGGGATTTACTATTCCATCAGACAGTGCGTCGCCTGCCTCTAGCGACTGCCCGGGCTTCACGGACACTGTCTGATCAGCGGGTACATAGTAGCGCTCGTCGTTCACATAGACGTAGTTTCCACCCTGAGGGGCGTTCTCCACCTTACCGACAATACCGTCAGCCTTGGAGACAGGAGCGCCGTCAGTGAAGGTCTTTGGCACCTCCACCAATTGATTTAAATAAGCAAATCCGGTGACGGTACGGCCTTTCTTGCCCTTGGCTACACCGCCGGAGTGCTTGGAGTTCAACAT